GGAATATCATAACCCAAAACATACCAACCTAGAATCATATCAGGGTCATGTTCTTCCATCAGAGATACAAAATCTTCCATCATATCTTCTTCTGTTTTATGAAAATGGTTCACAATATTTAAACCTTCAAAGTCTTTAATTTCTTCTGGAAACTGTTCTGGAAACCACGCAAATAAATGGTATGTATCTGTGTAATTATCATACACGGATAATACTGTAATAGCATCGTGATAAATACCCTGCTGTTGAACCTCAATATCAAAATACCATTTACGCAAATTGTATTCCTTTACCTCCTCAAGTTTGTCTACGCAGTAAAGTCTTCTCATATCTACATCGCCTTGAAAGGTTCTGATTCCCATGTTCTCAAGACCTTTCTTGACATTATATCTATTGTCAGGATGCCCATAGAAAACTTTCTTTAGAGGATAACCCTCCAAAGAACGACCTTCTGCAAAATCTCTACTTCTTAACTTGTAATAGTTATCACCATATCTACCCTTGAATACTAGTTGTCTTGGAACTTTTTCGTCAATTTTGACATAAAAGTATGGCTCGAATGGCTCCCTATCCACTACACGTTCATTGTTTTCATCTCGATAAATAAGTTGTATTTCAGTTCCCACATAATCAATTATCATTTCTGTCATCTCCTTCTCGCCATTCTCTATCAACCTTTACTCTAACGGTAAAGAGTTCTAAGTCATTAAATAGTTCTAGTATAGCCCATTCAATATTATCTTTTACTGAATCTATAATGTTAAGTTCAGTTGCTTTTTCAGGATTAGGGTCATATATGACTTGATAATTTTCATCATTAAGGTTAGCCCTAATCGTTACTTCTATTCCTCGCTTCATTTATCATCGACCCCATTTCTGTCATGAGTATTTCAACGTCTTCCATTAGTCTTTCAACATATACAGCCGCATCCATTAATTCTTCTTGTAAGTGAGTTAGCCAATCATGTAGGTTTAAATCCCCACGTTCCATTGTTACTCCATATTTTCTCTTACCAACCTTTGCTCTTTCTAGTATCTTAGCACAAACTTGTTCTTCAAATCTACTCATTAGTATCTCCCCTTGTATAATAATTCAATTCTTCTCGCAACAACAATCTGATTACATTCGTTGCAACATCTTCCTTCTAGGTGAATAGGAGCAGGGTTATTACCCCATCCTGTAAAATGTTCACCACACATTACACATTCATATTCTCGCATTTAATCACCTCTTATAGTAAAATGGTTTATTCCGTTCATTTTAAAAATCTCTAGTGGAGCATTTCTAGAACGCACATATGCGGCAAAGTCTACAATTATACGATGGTATCTATATCTCATAAACTGTCCAACCTCTGAATTTTGAATATTATCTTTTTCTCTAACAATTTGTAAAAGTTGATTATAGAGAGCATTTTTAAATCTATCTCCTTTTAAACTTTGAAGGTTAAATGTATTACCCAATATATCTCTTCCCTGAGTTAAAACCAATTGTATAACTATATCCATTACGGGCAGTTTCTTATTCAGTCTTTTATCTCCTGTTCTGTTTCTACTCATTCTTCTTCACCTATTTTCTTAGAACCTTTGTAGGCTGCTACCAACGTATGATAAATTGATGGGTGTGTTTCTTTAACCCACTTGAGTAAGTTATCTGAATTTAATTTCATTCTTCTTCACCCTTAATCAATTCTTGTTGTATTGGTGTATGTATTTCAACGGGGTAAAGCCTACCCATGATATACAAAACAATAATAATCATAATTGCAATAAATAATTCCCGCATCATTCTTCCTCCAATACTTCTTCCACATTCTCTAACAATTGTCTAGCCAAACTTCTACTGCCCATAGCATAGGCAATTTGAATAGGCTTACTATGCTCATACTTTCTGAGAAACGTAGCCTCATCCATATCGTTTAACATAGTGGCAATTACAGCATCTAAGTTTTCAATTATCAATAATATTTCTTTCATATCAATTCCTCAATCTTGGCGCACGAAGCACGGTAACTTTTCTGTTAGCAAATACTGTCGGTCTTTCATCATCAAAAAGAATCACCAATTCATCATCATCTTTGATGATATTACTAATTGGTAAAGACAACTCAACAGTAGCATCACGGTCAGTAGAATCATCATAACCCTCGACATTTGTTTCAACCTTCTGATTATTTTCAGAAGAAGAAATGTTCAGATTAGGATAACTCCAATCTAGTTTGTAGATTGAATTACCAACACGTTCAGCCAGATTAACTGCCTTGACCACATTATCAGAATGTAGATTCACAACAGTCTTTAACTTTAGAGTATCTGTAACGGCTACACCATCTTCATCCTTATTTGCTAGAATGGTTCTGTTGTCCAAATCTCTAAGTCTAGCACCCAACTTCTCTACAACATTAATGTTAGTATGAGTATTTGCAGGTGGAATGGTAATAATGCTACCATCGCATCTAACTTCTAGATTCTTACCAAAGTGCAATTCCATGTTTTCAGACTTGACAATATATTTCAACAGAATGTCTGTATCAATAATGAATGTGCCTTTACCTTCATGGCTAACTACATCTGCTCTATAACAAACATATGTAAATTCGTTAGCGTTTTGAAAATACACATCATCGTCAATTTTAATAACAACATTGGAAGATAAAGAACCTGTCTTATTACTTCTCCCATCATTGTATTTACCTCTTAGTGTGCAAATCTTAATTGCTTTTTCTAATTCGTTTCCTTCTATTACTATCATTTTTCTCACCTTCTCTACATATCATAACAGCACCCCTTAAATTAAACAGACGGAGAATCAAAGATTATTGTCCTTGATTGCCTCCAATCCGTTCCATGTAACCTCCCCCTTATTGTTTTCAAACAATAGGAAAGATTGACCTTCATTTTCTGCATTTGTCTTAGACTTCAAAACCTTAGCAAAAAGTTTTGTAAATCCAGCACGTTCTTCACGGTAAGTGTGAATATGTTGGAACAACTTCGCAGTAGTTGATTTTTCCCAATCTGGCTTTTGACCTACAATCTCAAAACCGTCATGCATATCCTTCATGTGTGTAATGAAGAATTTATGACAATTTAATTGACAGGCCGCTTTAAACAAACGCTGATATTCTTGCGTTCTAGCAAACCATTGCGTTGGAACCATCTTAACTTTATCAGCCAATCGAGGGTCATTACCCTTAATGTGATTAAGTCGAACAATCATGTTTGTAGTATCGAGCCATGTATCTAGCCCGTCAAATACAATTGCCTTAACCGCTTGAACTTCAATCTCTTCATCTTCAAAGGTAATCTTCTTTTCTTCAATAGCCTCTTTTACCATACCCATAAAGAAACGTGCCATATCAGCAGTAGCCATATAATCTACTGTCATGTCTTCTTTGTAGACATGAGGATTGTAGATAAATACTTTATCATCACTTGACCAATGTTGTCGCCAAGTGGGTTCAGCACCTTCGTCAAAATCAAGAATAAATACCCAATGAGTATCTCTTTCTTCTTCTGTTCTACAATCAATTGATAGTCCTGTTTTACCAGTTCCAGGGTCTCCGCTAATACCACATAATAGATAACCAGATTGTTGGTCAATTAGTTTCTTTCGTTGCATAAAGGCTTCACGCTTTGCATTAATAAATGCGGTTTTAGCGTCTTCCTTTACGGCTTTTTCATTCAGTCTGCTTGCTTGTCCTTGTTTTCCAATTCCCATTGTTTTCACCATTCCTTTTCTTCTTTTTGTAGATTTGTGGGGTCTACACCCATGTCATGTAATTCTCCATTAACTATGTCAAGAGTATTTAGAACTGTTTCTCTAATCTCTAACAAAGTCTGGATAATTAATTTTCTGTCCTCAGCCACATTAGCCAATAGATTTTCCATTTCAGCCTCTAGCATTTCCAAAGGTGTAACCATTATTCATCACCTTCAAAGTATGCTTCCAATTGCTTCAATTGATTCTCATGCACCATGCGAGAGAACATCTTCCCGCTTTTCATATGAAATCTTACGTTGTAATTATCCATATGTTCATCGTTTTCTTTCCACTCGATACTTTCCACTTCGGTCATATCGAGTAATATTTCATTTAACTTTACAATCATTTTTCTTTCTCCTTTTTGTATAGGCTTCGCACCCACTCGAATGTCATTCAACCGCCACATTTACACGGCTAATATTGTCGTTGTATCTCTATGACGACAATACTATGAGTCTAAAGTTCATCCAACCTCTCAGAAAGTAGCAAAAGTGCTGATGCCCAAAGACCGACAAAGATACCTAAGTCATGGTCATGTAGAGCATAAATAGCAATACTACCAACAATCGAAACTAGACTACTTACCAAACCAATCTTTTTGTAATTCATTCAAATCACCAGAAGGTTAGGTCTTCCCCTGCTTCTTCAACTTCTTCAACAGCACCCATTGATGTTCTTACATAAACACCATATAGGTTAATTGAAACAGGATTGTATTCACCATCAATTGGCATTCCGTCATCATCCTTCTTTTGAGTCTGATTTGTTCGACCAACAACGATAACGTCAGAACCTGCACCAAAGTCAATCTTCACATTAGATGGAATCCATACAGGTGTTGAATCGGGAATATCATCATCATCAAATCCATAAGATGCATCTAGTGGTTCAATCCACATTACACGGTTGCCCGTCTTTTCATTAACTGTGAGATTTTGACTTGTAACAATACCGTCAGTAACAATCAAACGTGTTCCCTGCTTTTGACTAATCATTTCATGGAATGATTCAAGTTCCATCAAATCACCCAAATATTCAGCCATACATTCAACCAACAATGTTTCAACATCTTGACCCGAAGTATCTACATAACGTGGGTCTTCTTCATCAAGATTTTCTAAAGCCGTTAGGCTTTGTAGTGTCTTGTTCTGAATACCATAGATAGCGTTACGCTCGTCATTAAAGATACCATACAGGGTAAGCCATTCAAATGTATTTGCACGGAAATTCTTAGCCGCATCATTCTTCAATTGCAAAGTCCACAATTGGTAATCTTCTCCTTCCTTAGCACCAATGAAATGCGCTCTCAATTGAAACTGTTCTTTAGGAAGAGGGCGACCATAATTCTTATTTGAATCACCACTAGCCCAAGTCTTTACAGCATCAACAGGAACAATCCATGTATTATCGCTAACTTCAATAGCAGCATCTGGCAATCCGCCAATAGTCTTTGTTTGCCATTCTCCGTTCAATACTTGAGTCTTGACATAAGCACCATCTTCAAGAACAACCTCTGCAACAATTTCATCATTTAGGGCTTGGGAAGAATCTGAGCGATACTTGCTCAATACATTCTTACGTCGCCATTCCATAATATCCCGTGTCGGTTCAATTGCAACAAAGAAACCATGACCATGATTACCATAGCCTGTTGATGTAGAAGAACGGTTTGAGGACAATACCCCACGCACATGGTTTCTAACCAAAGTTAGGGCAACCAATTGCTGTCGTTCTTCGCTAACATCAATTCCATTCGCTGATGCAATTTCGTTATACTTGTTCACCATTTCGTTTTCTTCAATCTGGAGTCTGTTTGCAAGACCCTTCAATTCTTTTTCTACTCTTTCAATCATTTTTTTCACCTTTTTTGTTTTTGTTTGTTCATTGTTTTATACTTGCCACGAACCATGCCACCAAAACTTTTGGAGTTACACTTCTGCTTCTCCACTCTGTTTCTCCTACTAGGGCTACTACCTTAAACTTAGTGCTAGGTGGTAAATCCATATCTAATACAGATTGTAGGAGTTTATTGCATATATCCTTTACAGAATGTCCTGCCGTTACAAGACGGGTTAGGAAATCCAAAGATTCCTCATGCTTGTTGTCAAGGGCATTCTGAATACATAATTTGTAAGGAACGATGTTTTCTCGATGCAAATTCTTTGGAGTTTTGCCAGAATAAATACACGCTTGCAATTCGTTGATTGCTCGACGCATATCGCCTCCAGAAATCTCCACCAAAGTTTCAACATCTTCCAACGCCATCATCACATCATTTTTCTTCGCTATTTCTAACAGCATATCTTGAACAAAATAACTGTCAATTGGTTCAAAGAAATAGTTTGCACAACGACTTCTCAAAGCCTCGTCTACACCATACACGTCGTTGCAGGTAATAATAAATCGGACATTGGTTGCCCGTTCCATTGTTCTCTTCAACGCTCTTTGTGAATCTCTTGTCATGCCTTCAATTTCGTCTAACAAAACAATCTTAATTTTGTTATCAGAAACTGAACCATAATTCACGAAGTTTGTAATCGTTTGTCTAACTGTTTCCAATTTCCTATCTTGACTAGCGTTAATCTCCAAGAAATCCGAGTCTTTGTCATCACCTAAAAATTCATTTCCGATAACATGACTTGCTGTTGTCTTTCCTGTTCCAGGTCTTCCTGCTAATAATAAATTAGGGAAGTCGCCTTTCTTTCTCCATGTAAGAGCATCCTCAATAAATTTCGTCTGTCCTACAATTTCTTCAATCTTTTTTGGTCTGTATTTTTCTGTCCAATTCATTTTCTTCATCTCCTTTCAATACCCCTTTTCCTTTACAAGCGGGGCAACTCATTTCGATAGCCATTCCTGAACCATCACAGTAATTGCATTTTTTCATCCTTAACACCAATAATGCAATCAGCCGTCATCACATAACTAGCCACACTAACTGCGGCTTTTAGTGAAGACTTTACTACATCAACAGGGTCAATAATTTGCCCTGAATTAACCCAATCTCTACTTCGCCCGTCATATTGATAACCTTCTTTCAGGCTCTGTATTACAATTTCAGGCTTAACGGTATGACCAGTTAAGTTGTAGTATAATTTGTTAAACACGGAACGCAATGCCACAATAAACGCCTTAGTAATTTCATCACTACCATACATAACATTTGATGCTCCGTAAAGCGCAAGTCCACTACCTAAAACAACTCCATTGTTCAAAGCGGCTCTAGTGGCATTTAGACAATCATCAATTCTATCCATTTTATTTCTAATTTCTTGTTCAGAAAGTCCGTGAATATAAATAACTGCACCGCTTCCTTTAATTCTAGAAATTCTATCTAAATATTTCTTTTGATAAAATTCGTTATCAGTTAAATTCATGTCTTCTTCAATTGCGTTTAGTCTTTTCTCTATCAATTTGTCATCCTTTTCAAATTCTACAAAGGTTGAATAATCTTCTGTTACGGTGGCAACTCCACACGTTCCCATGTCATCCAAAGTTATATTCTCTAACTTCATATTTAATCCCGTATCGAAAAAGTTTCCACCTGTTAATGTAGCCAAGTCGCCCATTCTTTCATCCTGCCAGAATGAAATATCTTCCGCTTGTAGAATACAGGCATTAATATTACCATTCATTTGATTCATCAGATATGAATTAATGACAGGTAAAGTTACAGACTTTAGCATGAAAATAATGGGTCTCTTTTCCTCAACAGAAATCTCCAATGCGGGTAACAATTCTGAGAAGTTATTTACGTCAGTATTTGAGAACACTAAAAGTGGATTCTCAAAGTTTTTCTTCTTACCCATTACTCTAGAAATAAGCGGACTGATATATCCCTTCTTACTTTCATACCCATCTGTAACTTTGTATTCATCTTTACCATATGGGGAAGGCTCAATTGTGATAATACCCTCTCGACCAATTTCTTTAATTGCCGAAGATATTAGTTTCGCAATCCCTTCATCATTATTAGCACTAATAAGAGCAACTTCATACAAATCATCAGACTCAATTTCAATCTCTCTTTTCATCGCATCTAAAGCGGCCAAAGTATTTTGTAACAAATACTCTAACGTATCCCGAATTTGAACACCGCTAATGTTCTTAAACTTCATACATTCTTTAATCAATGCCTGTGCAATAACAATAGAAGAAGTCGTTCCATCCCCTGCACCCTGTTGGGCTTTGTTAGCAACCTCAATCAAAAGTTTAGCACCAATATTCTTCACCTTATCTTCAAGTGAAATATGTCGGGCTACTGTAACTCCATCATTGATTACCAATGGGGGTAGGTCATCTTTTCTGTCTATAATTACACTTTTTGTAGCAGGGCCGAGAGTTACCGAAACGGCATTAGCCAATTCATCAATACCCTCAAACAAATGTTGCTTTGCTTCATCCCCATGATAAATCATTCAACCACCCCAATAATCTGTGTGCTGTTTAAAGCCAATAGTTTCTCATGTCCCAAATAGAAATTTGAACCACCGAGATAAATTATTGTCTGTCCTTCTTCATACGTTTCAGAATCTACAACTGTGGCGAGATTAACTTCACCACTAACCATAATTCCTGTCTTCGTCTTGCTCTCCTTTTCCTTTGCTATTGTATAGCCATTTTCTGCTTTTATCTTCATGTTATCACCATAATGTTATCATCAACACCACAAGAGTAATCACGTTCACAACGGTTACGCTTATGGCAATTTTGTTTGTCATACTCAACTCATCCTTCATTTCTTTCAATGTTTGAAGAACTGATACTGACGCTTCTTCTAAAAAGTCAAATGTTTTCTTCATATTCCAACACCGCCTCTTCAGGTGTTTTATCCGACTCCCACTTCTCCCTTAAATATTTCATAGGGTAGTGGTCATAGGAACTTGATAAACAGCCCAACCATCTAGAGAATGACACACCTAGAAACCTTCTCAAGGTCTTAAAATTACTAGATTGCATC